GTAGATATACAGAATTACGGTCTCAACCGCTTGTGATTCTTCTTAAGCGATGAAAGAGGTACCCGCATGAAGCCATCCGGGCATAAAAGGCTCGGGTTTTTATGAAGCATCCGGTTTGTAATATTCTTCTTTTTCGGGAGCTGATACTTACTAGCCTGATCAATATTGTAGATAGCGATGGCGGCAGCCAAAACATGATCATCGTGATGGCCCGGCGCCGCTTCCGGCTTACCGCGATCATTTATGATGAAAGTCTTGAGCTCTTTTAATACATCAATATCAGGAATATCAAAGTTTTCATCGATCAATTCAGATGCCATGTGGTCAATGATGGTCTTTCGGGTAATTTTATCGGTAGACCAGCCAAAGCTTTTTTCAACCATACCCATGGAATCATTATATTTTCTTCGGCGATACACGCTTAACCCCATCTCCAGCAAATATTTTAACAACGCCAAACCGGAATTGTTTACTTCAGGCACGACAAAAGCATTCCCATACCACCGGGCAGCACCTTCAACCTCATGAGCAAGGATTCCTATATCTAAACGGCTATGATGTAATGCGACCAAGCGAGGAACATGCCAGTCACCATGCCAGTCTTCAAAGGGTGCCTTCCATACTTGCACAGAGTGAAAATCTGGATCCGCCGCTAAACCCTGCATTTGCTGATCTTCTCCGGTACATGTGTCGACAGATATAATATAACGGGAGTCGTATTCAGGTTCTTCGTATACTTTCCACATACCACCTTTGTCAGGTGTAAAACTGCCCGATCTCCCATCATTCTGGACGCTCATGGTACCAGTTTTAAATTTTATCTTTTCCGCAGCCTTCATCATGTTTTCCACATTCGCCACATGAAAACGCGGGCGGGAGGACATTAAGAAACATTCATCAGGATCACTCGGATATTCCTGACGGAATTTGCTGATATCACCATTACATTTGTCCTGAAGAACACGGCGACGCCAATGAAGTTGTTCATAATTTACACCGAATCGCTCCATTTCGGACTTCTCATCCTCAGTCATCGTGTCGATAAAATCCTGTTTCATCGACTCGTTCTCAAAAGGTGTCGATGAATCATCAAATTCATACCATGCCGCAAAGATCTTAGCCCATTCATTGTCCTGAACCCAGGTACGATAGAACCAGCCGTTTGGACCGTTCGGGGTGGAATCAGCCACAACCAAGGATATATTATCCCCGTCATATAATGATTGAAGATATCCCAAAGCAGGATCCCGCTCACCCTGCATAGGCCAAAATGCAACCTCTGTCATATTGCCAACCTGGATGGTACCGGATCGACCCGCGTTTTTGGAACCTGCGGTTTCCTTTCCGTAATTACTACGGCTTTTTAATTTGATCAAATCCGCAAGGCTACCACCCTCGGCCAAAGACCCTCCGCTTTCGTCCCATGGAAAAAGGTCGTATTCCGCATATCGGCGGTAAATTTCAAAAACCTTATCACTGGTGCCACTAATGTCACCCATCAGACTACCACTCAAATTCTCATGCTTGCGCATATGATGATATGTCAATGCCTGTGCACATGTACTCGCACCCTTTTGCCGGGGCTTTAAGATGATCATCTTGCACGGCTTATCCTCAATCTGACATTTTCGGTAATGGGCAAACATCCGCTTTTGAAGCGTGTTCGGCACGGGCTTTATATCCCTGCCCCGCTTGTCCTTGATGACTCCAAAGGTGCTAAACCACACCTCGGGATCTATACGGATTAAGTCTTGAAGTTGATCGGAGCTTTCCATTAGCACTTCCAGCGACGGCGGGCGGCTTTGCCCCTCTCGCCAGTCCAGCTTTTGGACCGGGCACAAAATGCTTTGCGTCGCTTAGCAGCCTTGCTTCCAGGTTTTACCTTACCGGTGACAGCGGTCTTGAGCTTGGAGCCGGGATTAGCACGACGATATGCGGCGACACCTTTTTTGGTCATACCCGCACCAGCCTTGACAGTCCTGTAATTAGCTCCTTTACCCTTAGTCGTCTTCCGTATGGGTTTACTAGGCTTTCTCTTTGTAGGCATTATTTCTTACCTCTCTTTCGGATTGATGATGTTCGTTTTCCCATACCGACACGCTTTTTTTCAGCGACGACAGCTTTCTTTCGTTTGCCGACGCCTTTCCAGGTGACGGGGGTCTTAGATGAAACTTTTTTGCTCGGACGGCACTTCTTGACACCCTTGTTTTTCGAAGATCCGCACGGGTTCCCTTTTTCGTCCTTCCATTTTTCTTTGAACCAACGCTTCAATGCCGCGCCCTTCGCTGTCTTTCGAACCGCCATCTTTACTTCTTCCTTCCAGCGCCTTTCTTTCGGCACTTGGCAATAGCCCCGCTCGCATACGCGCTCGGAAATACCTTGTAGCTCGCTTTTACTTTTTGATAACAAGCGTCTTTCTTGGTCTTTGTAGAACTAGACTTTTTTGCTGGTTTCTTTTTTCTTGCCGGCATGGTTTAATTTATGTGCGATTATTCGACGGATCCGGAGCGATTCGTCCGAATTTATAAATTTTATGTGCTCCAGGCTGTGCATCACTCGTCCTCCTCCTCCTCCATCTCGAAGTCAGCTTCAAACTCTACATCCGTAGTGCAAAACCTATCGGTTACAGCCAATGCAATCTCAGCCATTTCATGGTCCTCTAAGTCAGACTCCTCCCACCACCGGACAAATACCGATGCTAATTCTCGTTCGAACTTTTGCGCTGGTCCAAGGTCTTTGGTCATAATGATCCGCCTTTCAGGCTTGCGGCGGGAGATACACCTGTTCCAGGTTTAGTGCTGTAAAAGATGTGGTCTTTATACTGTCCTAGCTTTCTTATTTTTGGGCTTTTGGACCATGACGGAGATACTTTATCAGTATGGTAGTGATCTGCGTCCTTAAATTCATTCAAATGCTCTGGTAGGTCTTCCTCTGCAACTTCGTAAGCCTGTAAAAACTGAGAATCGTTGGAATCTAAACTCAAAGACTCCATATAGGGCCGATTAGAGTCGTCTTTATTCCATGCACTGAACTGTTTGGGCTGTCGGGTGACTTCTTCGATGGTTCCCGGCCACTTTTTGTCGGCCGCTCGATTCTTTATGGTCTGCATAATCAGACGCATACCGTCTAAACCCTGGTTTCTGCCCTCGCCTGCTGCGGTTCTGCTAAGTTCTAACCGTTCTGCATCTACCAAACTGTCTAAAGTCTGGGTTTCTAGCGGATTTACATCGTCTTCGTTGTAAGCATCAACAACTCGACGAGGTTCAGAGGTCACAAAATACTCTTCATACCGCTTATCCATCGTTTTCGATCTCCATCGGCACTTCTTTTACCGATTCAGCGTAAACATCGATAATTTCGTTCAAATCCATGCCTGAAGTACGAAATCTAGCCATGATATCAGCAGGAGTTGCGGCTTTTGAGGCTTCGTTATTGACCGTAATTTCCGCTCTAGTGGCGGGTTTACCAAAACCGTACTCTAACATGAGTTTTGCGGCGGCAATACGAACGGTGTGGCAAGGGGTTTCGGCGTATTCCACACCTCTTTCTCCATCTGCACGGTTTCTCCGGACGGTTTGATTAGCTTTTAACCCTTCTCGAAGTGCATTCATAGCCATTTCAAAATCATCATCGTGAATGAATTTATGAACATCTTCTCTTAATCGTGTGATTTGCTTATTACCCATGTCGTAAAGGAGTCCTCATTGATATACAGAGTACAATTTCGGTACCCCCCTTACCACCGGTTGGGGGTACTAGAAAACATCAACGAAAGAGAGCTCTTTGCCGGATATACCAGGCGAATATTCTATTCTAGCGGTCATAAACCAGTATTTAATCAACCGCTTTGCATTTTGCCTGATATATCAAGCCCCCCAAGGATCCTTTTTTATTTCTGTGATTGATAGGCGATTGCGAGTGGTAGTGATAGTGGTACCCGGGCGGAGGTGGGGGGTAGCCCCACTGTAGGCTGTGTGCCGGTGTCAATAGCGGTCACAATCGCAAGGTTAGTTGCAAAGCAGTCACATCGTGATGGGGCTGGTGTAGCAAGTAACCTAGAGTCAACGACTTAGGGGCGGTGGCATACTAGATTCCGAATCTGGTTACTGATCAGGAGATTAAGCGGGCCGAAATGGAACATTTCGCGTCCCTTGATCCCTGAGAAGCATCAGATGGAATTTTGTGTGGCAGTGGCCTTAAGTCAACGGTTTGACTCGGAGCAAAAAAAGGGAGACAGGCCTTGGCCTGCCTCCGTTTTGTTGTGATTTTAGACTGCGAACTTAGCTCGAATTACATTCGAGT